CGGTTGCAATGATGGAGGCGGTCTACACTGAACTGTTTCACTTGACGCGCATTCACCAAAGAGATGAAGTCGATCGTGAGAACTTCATGAATTATGCCACAGGGCTGTCGGACTGCCCGAACACTGGCATTATGGTGGACATGGCGCTGGCTTGCATGCGCTACGGGCGTGAGTACACGTTCAGATACACCACATCGTGCGGTGTGGACAGACTGGCGACGATTCCATCGCTACTGGCGCAGCCGCAGCAAGTGATGGTTGTTGACGCGCGCGCGACAAGCAGCTACGACCTTGGGCCTGTGACTGCAGGGACAGCGCCGCTGAATATCAGCACCTTTGCGCCCGTGACGTTCCCGTCGCTGTCTTACGGTGTAAACGAGGACAAGTACTACATGAACGCCGATCGCCTTGAGCTCAAAACGCAGCACCGTACCCGTGATGGACTGCTCACATTCAGTGACCCGGAGGCATTCTCGCAATACATGACGATGATGAGACTGTTCGGATATGATGTCGTGGCCACGTCGTCATTCGAGAACAGACGTATCCACAACTGGTCAGACAATGCGTCAGGAAGATTCATTTACGTCCATGACCCACGCGATGTCGCACCACGTTTTGTGATCGATGCCAAAGACATCCGCAGAAGACCGAATCACTGGATTGAGCTGCCAACGCTGTACGGTGAAGTGACGTATGGGTACGAGCTAGGGAAGAAAGCACTCACGTGGTTCAGCGGGCCTGAACGCATTGGCTTTGCATCAGCGCCGGTCATAACAGTCAACAGAGCAGCGTATCAGAAAGCGATTTCGACGATGTTGCGTGACAGACCGACTGTAACGATCGTGCCGCTCCAGCGCAGGTCGGATTTTTACAGCACGGTTATCAGTGCACCGCCAAGTCGCCCTGCTCTAGCACCGTCATCATTGGAGATGGCAAGTGGGCCGCCCATCCGAGCGGGTGTCGGAGATGCGCCCGATGCTCCGCCGACGGCGGAGTGATGTCCAGTCAAGGCCAAGTGGCTCCGTTGCTGGACACTGCGGGGCTACCTACGTTTTTAGTATCATCGGTG